ACTTACGAATGAATGATTTTATGCGTGGTTTATCGCTAATCCAGGATGCGAATCTTTCGCCATACTGCCCATATAATTTAAAGAACCAGTCTGGAGAATCTGAGAACATCCACATTCTGAATCTTAACCATGATGGATTGGTAGGTCCGTAGACTTCGCGAGCTACCCAACAATAACTCAAGAGTCCTGCACCAAGACTTCCTAAGCCTTGGAATAGTCCACTTGTTTTAGCACCTTGTGCGGCTTGATTAGCGGCATACATACTTGCATCATTAGCCGCCATCTGTGAGATGTATCCAAGCCCTGCTTCGGGGTTTAAATATTGTGGTCCGCTTTGTAATCCGTACCCTGCTTGACCAAACACTCCCTGTCCAGCTTGTAAGCTTCCTCCCCCGCCTCTACCAAGAATAGCGGCAAAGGGATCAAGAGTGTATTGATCTTCAATTTGAGCGAGGTTTCCAACTGCACCAATGTAGTTAGCTAACCCTTGCTGACGAAGTTGCTCGTTTAAGCGCTCAGCATCCATTTGCGCACCCACTCCAAATTGATTCGCTTGTTGGCTTTGGGCTTGGTTTGCTAAATTAGCTTGCTGAGATGCCTGTGCTTCAAAAGCACCTGCTTGTTGATTAAGCTCTGCTTGTGCCAAAATTCGTGCTTGATCAAGTTGAGCTTGTTGAGAGTCTTGTTGCATTCCTGCCTCTAAGCCCATTGCTCGCTGTTGCTGTAACATTTGTGCATCCGCTAGTGCTTTTGCTTGATTGAGTCTGGCTTGATCTAATTCCTGTCCCATGCCTCTGGTAATATCACCTTGTTGCAATCCGGTTTCCTGACCAAGTGCGGATTGTGCGAATGCACGGTTTTGCATTTGTCGGTTTCTATCCTCTAAGGTTTGTGCTTGTGCCTCTGCGATCCCTGCGGATTGGTCAAAGGTTCTGCCCATCATGGTTGACTGCCCTTTGAAGGCTTCGGATATTCTTGCTTTTTCTCGGTCCGTTAGTCCGTCACTCAACGCACCTTTAGCGTCTGCGAGTAATGCGGAGCGTAGAGAATCTGTTCCGCCTGATTGCAAAAGTCCTGCCTCTCCACCGAATTGAGTGTTTGCTTTCAGAGCTAATGGATCAGCTACTTGAGCGGCAGTAAATGAAGTTTGGGCATCAAGGGTTGGACTCTTTCCAACCGTTGCCGCTGTCATAGTGCTTCCTTTAACAGGTTCACCATAAGTGTCGGCTGTGGGAACACTAACAGGATCACCATCACCAGTCTGGATCATCTCTCCAAGCTGAGTAGCATTACCCGCATTAATATCTGCTTGGGTTGCTTCTCTCAAGCCTGTTAGATTTTCACGCTGTTGCTCTAGAAGTGTACGAGCATCATCGATCCCGCTTGTAGTCGCAGGTGCAAACTCATCCATAATTGCCTTGTAGCGATCATCTAAATCCTCTACGTCGGAAATATCAGCTTCCCGTTGACGGGATAAATTACCTTGCTGAATATCTTCAGCTAAAGCCGCTAAACCAAGAAAATTACCATCTCTATCAAACCCAGCTTCACGCCCATCAGCGGTTAAACGCTTATCGCCAAGAATATCGACCATGCCGTCATTTTGAACGGTAACGGTTTCATCTACTTCTGTCCCCGCTTTGGATTTATCAATGATAATATCACCCTTAGCATCTCTTCCATAGATCGGTTCTGGGTCGCCTTCTACTCTGGTTGGTTGGACTTGATCTTTGGCATTATCGTAAGCGTTTTGGTAATTCCCAGCCATCCCATCCTGAAACCTTTTATTAATTTTACTGAAAATATTATAACTATTTACATCTCCAGTAATGCCTAAATCAGCAGGTTGGAGACTACTGAATGAACTGATAGTCCTATTAGTACTTGGATCAATAATACGAAGGTTTTTAATAGTACCCCCTGCCCCAGTACCATCAGGAGTAAATGTGTAACTTATTTTAGGTTTCCCAGGAGTTTCTGTAAAAGTGGGTCTCTCGCCAGTAATGAATCTTCCTTCATCATCATAGCGACCCCTAGTAGTTTCTTGGGTTTCACCGCCAAGAAGAGTTTGCCTAAGTACATCAGTATCGACCTGTGCGGTTTTCTCTCGTAACGATTTTTCTAAAGGCAAAAGTCCTTCTAGACCATCTGGTGCTATTTCTGAAAAACGGTCTCCTTTCCCAGTTAAAAGTTCGACTTGAGCCTGAAGTGCATCTGCCATACCTTCGCCATAAGACGGCATAGTTGGAGCAGCGGCTTGATTATATGTTGGTCCTGACATTATTTATTTCCTCCGAATAATTCTGTTTAAGTCGTAAAATTTGATGGGTTTTTGCTTATTCTCCCTTGCCCATCCAACATAAGGAAGTGTGAAGGGCATGAGTTTTATCCAATGTTTTATCGCCCCATCTCCTACTGCCATGTGTACAAACCAAGCATTTGGTTTTTCTGTATCCCATTGTTCGGAAGGTGGAGTATCAATATCCTTATTCACCGTCTTAGCTAAGATAAAGCTTGTGGGAGTCTTGTGCATATATCCGTAGGTAAGGTAAATAGATATGTCCGAAAACATATCTATTCCACACTCTTTATATAAATCACTCACTCGATCCATGATGTTCATAATTCACCCACCTTCATTCTCCCACCAAGTAGTCATCAGCATCAGTTGCACTAACTGCGCTTCCTAAATTTATGCGTAACCAATTTGATCCGTTATCCACCGCTAGGCATGGACTGCCCCCATCCCCGTCACTTACATAGATTACACGGCCTGCGGTTCCGTTGCTTGGGGCATTGGATACGGTAAAGTTCTCAAGCCTTACACTTGTTGCAGAGATTGAATCTATGGTAACGGTTGGAGTGCCTAATAGATTAAGTCCGGCAGGTTCCAGTTCAATACCTGTGCTATAGGTAAAACCTGGAGTGACTGATGCGGTGATTGCCATTATTGTACATCCCTCCTGGCATTGGCACCATTCGCTATGGCATCAAGTGATACATGACGGAATTTTGGTCTGCCACCTGTGACATCAATCTCGACATTTGCGGCGTATCCGCGACTTCTGCCAGAACCAAAGCGAATCAATTTCTCTTCCTGCGATCCCGAATAGCTCTCGGTGTGAACCGTGGTTGTCCTGTCTGGATCGGTGGTGTTTACTTTCACGGTGAACGCATCCCCGTTGTTCACCTCGCATCCGAGTTGTCCACGCTTCCAACTCTTCACTTCCATGTTGCCTAGGGTGAAGGAGCGGGTCTTTAACTTTGCGGTGATCGCGGTGGATGTGGTACTTGCGTTCCCTATTGTTCCCGTGATGTCGGTGGCGGCTTCGTCTACTAAATGCCATCCCTTATCATTGACTGCGAAGAGTCTACGCTTGGTTGGATTACTGCCATGAAGTACGGTGACGAAGTCATCAATTACGAAACCGGATGGGAATGAGTCGATAGAGGTCCATGCTGTATTTAATATGTCGTAAACTAAAACTTTGGTGTTGTCTGTTGCTGAACCCGTAGCAACTGCCAAGAAATATTTATTGTCGAATACGATGCCACACGCTTTCTCAGCGGCGGCAAAGTTGACATCTTTAAACTGGTCTTGAATGGGGCGCGATAATGGGATTGCTTCGCCACTTACCTTACTAATTGCCACACCCAATCCTTTGGCAGGGTCTAAGCCTTGCTGAAGGGTGAATACTCCATCGTCAGATAGGAAGTAAATTTGTGGTCCACTTGCGGCAATACTCTTGCGAGCTACACATCCGCGTTGACGGGTGATCTCAAAGACTGCGGCGGCAGAGGTGACTGCCGCGTTGTTAATTAAATGGATGGAATTTCTGAAAAATGCTAAAATTTGATTTTCAAGATATCCAGTAAATCCAATTAAGCGATCTGCGGTTCCTCGATTGATTCGGAACTGCGAGGTACTTGCCCTAAATTCATCCGTATCCAAGAGTTCAGACATGATCACGGTGTATGCAGAATCGCTTGGTTGAGGGACAATTAATCTATTAGCAAAGAATAATCCAAAGGTTGTCCTTGGGCATTCAACGGTTCCCGCACTTGGAGACGCATTGTTTTTTAAATCAAAGGTGCTGTCCACGGTGCCATCACCATTGGTATCGGTGAATACCCCATCCCATTCAAGTGGATCTTTTCCAGTACCTCTGAATAAAATTAACTTCTCTAAAGACTGGCAAAAGGATGCACCATCTGCGGCGGCAACCACTTCAGAACCCGTGTATTCCACATAAAGCCCGGTATTATTACTATCATTCCAAAGGATTACTTTGTCCTTAGTTGCCGCGGCAATGTATTCATTTCCTGTTGCGGGGTCTGAGAAGACAGCACTACAAAATATTTCGTCAA